AAGACGCCCGCCCCTCCGTTTGTAGCCGTGACCGAGGCTGCGGGGCTCGGGCCACTTTCCCATCGGGGGATCGGACGCGCTGCCGGAGCAGTTTGATTAGAGAGGAGAGTACCTCTGGGGCCATAGTTTTGAACGTGGCCGCCTCGTGTAGAATCTCCATCTCGATATCCCCACGCATAAGTATAGACATACTTAAATTGCCCAGCAGGGTCTGGGCCAAGCCATGGATTTACGGGACTCTCCAGAGTTCCAGGAAGCGAGAGGTCCGGAGCAATAGTCGGAGTCTCAAGCTGAAAATGAGCATCCCGATAGATTACTCGGGGAATTCCAGCGACGACGTTCTTCGGAATATCTTTAAACGACAGCATTTCTGCTTCGTACTGGCTACAAACTTCCAGGGGCCACGCCTCGTTTTGCGAGTACAGCCGGACGGTGTTGACTTCGATCACATCGTCTGGGAGGTAGTAGGCTTGGTTAAAAATTCGATATACGAGCCCGGAGTCTGTCGTATTCGGCCATGGCTGGTAGAGAGAAATCTGGTCTTTGCCTCCGGCGTTCCAAATATCTCGAATAAGACGACGTACTTTAGTTCCGTCTGCCTTTTCGATTTCGAGCATCCGACCGTTCCAGTAGTCGTCTACTCTCCAATCGATTCCATTAGAAGTGCCGTTGGTGGTTCGCTCTAAAACGTAAGGGTCATTAGTGCTGACATTTAAGGAATCAGCAGTGGGCGCACCGGTCAGGTCTACAAGACTTCCATCATCTACGACATCGGGGAGCGTTGCGAAATGCAGGGTATCCTCAAAAAAGAGGAAGGGGGCTTCTTCTGCCATCTGTCCGTATGCCCGATTGATAAAGGCATTTACTCGGTCGATGGCGTCAGTGGATTGCGTCGGAGCCCAGTCTGCCTGGGAAAAGATAGCATTTCGAATATCTTTTAGGTTCATGACGCACTCCTATTAGGGTAGGCACCCCCCCGAAGAGGGGTGCCACCTAAGTTTACTACAATCTGAGTTAAATCAGGTGCAGTTGATGTAGCAGGTCGATTGGAGGTTCGCTCCAGCAGCTACCGTGCAGAATGCGATGACGCATGCAGCGGAGGTAGTTCCAGCAGCAAAGTCCAAGCCTCGGCCAGCCGTACCTGCTCCGGCGGGAGTCACGGAAGTATTAGCCGTGAGTCCGCCAGAACCAGCGCGGAGGGAGCCGAAGCCCTTCTTCATGATGAAGCCGAACCCGTTGTCATCGATGTCGTGCTGTGCCACTCCCATCACTCGGATGGCCGTGTCATTTACAGCAAGCGACGTCGGGTGGCGGACAACTTCCAGGGTGGAGGCAGCGTCAATCAATTGGACAACATCACCAGTAGTGATGTCACCGCTTGCTTTGACGTAAACCCAGACTTGTTCTGCGCCGTTTGCGTCGGTACGAACCAACTCGAACCCCAAAGGAGCCAGTTGATCTGCGTCGTCTGCACCGGCAGTAGTCTCATTTGTGACGGTATCGTATGCGATACCAGCCGCAGTTGTAATAGCCATTTTTAAGTCTCCTTAAGACTCTAAAAGTTTATGGGGTAGCGCCGCCGGTAACAACACCGTTTGCACGCAACTGGTCGCAGTACATACCCATGTTGAGAACGTACTCATAACGGAACAGATCCTGCTCAGGAATCCGGAAGGGACCGCGAATAGCGAAGTCGCCTTTGGTTTCCAGATTGGCATTGTGCCCGAGAGTGAACATGTGCCAGGTATCTGTCTTCAGCATGTAGATAACGCCATTGTTTGCGCCACCAGAGCTGAACTGAGTGAGGTCGATAGACTCTTCCAGGAAGAAGTCAGCTTCAAGGAAAGGAATTCCCTGGCGCAACTTACCGGGAGCTTTGTCGCCCTCAATCTTCATTACACGGACTTGATCGTCGAGATCATCGATGTAGTTGAGATACGAAGTCTCATCACCGAGAAGCAAGTCAACAGGACCACTTGCCATCGCACCTTGGCGAGAAGCAGCGTAGTACACTTGACGCATCGTCGAACGACCATCGGTCGCGAAAGATGAGATTTGTCCGTATTGGTTGTACCAGCCGGTCGTACCTGTCGTACCTTGCTTGGCCAAGCCAAACACAGTTTGTGTTTGTCCAGCGGCATTTGCAAAGTCAAGCACACCCTCGCGAGTACCGAATGCGGTGTATTGAGCATCGCCGTTGAGGGTCATGAACCCGCCCACGCCGTTACCGTTACCGGAAGCGATCTGGTCCGAGATCCGCTCATGGAAGTCGGAGAGAGCCAACTCAGGGTAGCGCTTGATGATCTTTGCGAGATCATTTTCGCCATTGGCTTCTGCGAGATCCTTACCAGGAACGTCAAACGCGTAAATCAGGCGAGGGCCATAAGCATTACCGCGCGAAGCCTGTTGGCTACGTCCACCGGCAATAACTTCTGAGCCTGTGTTGACCTGAGTTACGGAACCGGGGCCACCGGCCACGACGACGAACTCTCGGTAGGGACCCTTGAGGGATGCACGGTCAATGTTTCCACGCTTGACGATGCGTTCCATCACGGGATGGTACTTGGTGAAAAGCTCCGAATATCCCGGAGCCAAGTCTTGCAGTGCTGTTGCGACTACATCAGGAGAAATAGGCATTTCTCAATCTTCCTTGTCTGGGAGGGGAGAATTCCCCCGGTGATTATTTCCGACCGCCTTTGTGCACTCGCAGGGCTCGTGCGGCAGCAAGAGTTCGCATCTCATCAAACGACTTAGCATCGCTCAATGTTTTCTTCGCAACAGCAGGTCGGGCGGCTCCCGTTGCACCATTAGTCAACTTCGCCGCAGGGCGAGGTCGCTTCGCTTCTTCCTTGGCTTTCACCGAGGCAACTTTTTCGGCCATTTCCTTCTTCGAGGGTCGGCCTTTATATTCTTGAACTTCGTTGTGGGCTTTAGCGAGTTTGAGTGCGTACTTATCAGACACACCCTCTTTTTTCGCTTCTACAGCAAGTTGGATAGCTTCATCGGGGAGGCCCATAAGTTCGGCTGCGATATAGCCGTCCCACGATCCTCCATACTCATTATCGGGGTCTAAGAACTTAGAGAAGACTTGAAGTTTCTCTTCGTCATTGGCCAATTCCTGGTGTTCTTTCCAGAATCGGTCCACATAGTCTTGGACGGAGGAATTCGTAAGTGCGTCGTATTTCTCTTGGAGCCCAGAGAAGTTCGAGTCCTTCTCTTCCAAAAGCTTTTTTAATTCTTCGATCTCGCCACTGTACTGCCCAATGCGGGGGTCTTCATCCCCTACAAGCAGCGCGGAGTACATCGAGCGGAGATTCGAAATCTCTTCATCTCTCGCTTCTCGCTCCCTCGATCCCCACTCCAAAACATTCGAAGCGACATCCCGATAACTCTCAGGGAGAGAATCTACTTGTCCTTCCCAGGAGTTCCAGGCGAATTGGGGGGTTTCTGCCCGAGGGGCAGAACTAACAGATGGAGCCGCTGCGGGCGCTTCTACCGCAGGGGCCGGGGTGGCTACAGGTGCCGAGGCAGCCGGTGCTGGTGCAGCAGCGGGCTGGGCCTGCTCGACGGGAGTATCGCTCATTTACTCTCCTCCCAACGCGTTCTTTGCTGCTCGCTTACGCATAGCAACGATGTCGAATCCCATTGTAGGACCGCCCTCTTCTGGAGGCTCTTCATCGGCTTCGTCTTCTTCAGCGCCTTCGACAATCTCGCCTTCGGCTTCTTCCATTTCAGGCTCTAAGCCGCCCATTCCGTGATCAGCAAGGGCCCCTTCCAAATCGGCCAGGTACTTCTCGCCTTCGGGAGTGGTGGGTTGCCAATCCTCAATTAATTTCTTGACGGCATCTTCGAGAGAACCAGATTCGGGAGACTCTTCTGCCCCCACTTCGATTTCCAGTCCCATTCCCTCTTCCATGGGTTCTTCCCCTCCTTCGGGGCCGCCTCCCATTCCGAGCATATCTTCAAGAGCCATTATATTCTCCAGTTGTGGATTTCTATAAAGTTTCTACCTAAATAGGAAGCCCCAGTCAAGTAGAGACTGTCAGGTTGTGACCTGAATTTTCTTATCGCCCCGAGCGATTCGACGCTTGTGATCTTTTTCTGCCCGAGCTTTTGCTTTTCTGTCATCTACGTCCCTATAACCCATCCGCTTTGCCGCCTTCTCCGCTTTTTCACGGGCTAAGTCCCGATGATTGATGAAAACACTGTCGTTTTTATCGACAATTACGCGGTCAGGGTGACGAGCAAAATATGCCTTTTCTTCTGCTCGGGACCCAAAAGATTGGCCAATTTGTTCGATATTTCGTCTTTTTGTGGGTAGGGGCCCGAGAACTCCCGGGGCTTTTCGAATTATGACACGGGCTGGTTCTTCGCATATGGGGCAATTTAAACCGTCTGAGAGGTACTGAGATACCTTCATGATTTCGTCGAACTCTCCGTGCTTCTCGCATCGTCCGGTATAGCTGGGCATTTACTTTCCTGTAATTTCTGGGGGTAATTCAAACGGCGCTCCACCAAACCCAGTCATTGGACTTGCTCCACCGCCTGCTCCTCCCCCTCCGGGAAGAGGAGGCATCACGGGTTCGGTCCCAGGTGGGAGAGCCCCGCTGGCGATAGTGTCCTCTGCTCCGGGAGCGGCGGGCATCGCTTGCTGTTCAGCAGCCTGTGCCTGAGCGGCTGCTTGTTGTTGCTGCTCGATTTCTTCTTGCGAAAGCATGATGTCATCGAGTTGCAGAAGGTCTGCCAGTTTCGTCACCAACTTCTCCTGATTTACGTTCGGAGCTTGTTGGAGGACTGGCAAGAATTGTTGGAGATTCCGGAGTTGGACAAGTCGGTTGTTCTCTGTCGGAGAATAAGCGACAGCCTCATAGTCGTACTCAAGAGGCTCTTCGCCTCGGGCAGAGAAAATCTCCCGTGCCATCATTGAGATGCGGGTCACGTTGAGGGTTTCTGGACTATCGAGCAAACGAATCGGCAGGACAGTATCGTCCGCCAAAAATTCTTCATAGAGTCCGATTGCTCCTTTCGCCATCGCAGTAATCAAGTCGTAGACTTCTTTTTGCCGACGACCATTGCGAGTCCTCGTCGCAGTATCTGCCAACGCGACCTCGGTTGCCACGTCAGATACACCGACAACTCCCCGAGAGTATTGTGGAATACCCAGGATAAATTCAATGACTTGGATGCAGCGGTCGCGTGCTTCGAGAAATTCTGGGGAGAGACTTGGGGTTTTGGTGTGTCCGATGATGTCAGAGATGGAGGCATTGGCTTTTCCTGCGACCTCTACGATGGAGCCTGGTGTAGTGGCGTCCTGAATCTGAGTCCGAATATGTTCTGGATTATCGACAAGGCCCGTGTTGACCATCGTGATTGGAATGCTCGTTTGAGCGAACCAGAGCATCAAGGTGTCCAACTCATTCAAACGCTCCAGGGCATTCTCGATGAGCTTCACATCCGATAGGCCCCCACTATTAGTGAGGTTGTCATTGAAGGCGACTTTGTGGAAAGGATTCCGCACAAAGCGATACGGAAGCTCTCCGTCAAACAGGGGAGTGTCCATATCTTCCAGGCAGTGGAAAAAGCGTCCTTTGCCCGAGAAGTCGTATACTTCGTAAACTGTGACCCACTCAAAGACATCGCGAGTCGCCTCGTTGAGCATGTCTTCATCACGGTTGTAGTCTTTCAACCATTCGGGATACCCACCGAACTGGGCATCTTTCGCGATGACGGGATCGTACTCTCCGATCTCCTCTCCTGTCTCCGGGTCGGGCCTTCGAATCCGCTCTTCGAAGTCTGCCCGAGTGAGAACAGTAACTTCGATGAGGTAACGGATATCTTCCCAGCGTTCCGCGCTGAGATCAAACCAGACAAAGCGGGGGTCCACTACGATGTAGTCGGCAGAACTTTTATTGAAGTTCCAGACACTCTTCACGAAGGATCGTGGGTATACACTCGCCATTGTAGAAGCACGCCACAAAGTGCGGTGAGCATCTCGGCGATGGAAGAGATCATTGATGAGCGCTTCGCGATACTTTGCTGCTGGAGAAAATTCTTCTCGGCGGGCATTGACCGTAACGCGGGGATTCGATGGACAGATGTTCGCGACCATCGTATCGACGAAAGCATAGGGGTAGTTCGTCTCGAAAGTGAGATCGTTGTCTACTGGAATTCCAGAGCCTGCGCCCTGGGGGAGATCCTCATACGCTGCTACTTGGGTACTTGTGTACCACCGACGCCAGCGGTCAAACTCAGACTGCTCCATATGAGAGCGGGCTTTGTGAGTATCGATCAATCCTCTAAGTTGTTGATTAGACAGCACTTGCTAATTCCTCTTCCTCTTGTTGTGCGACTGGATCCAGGGGCACAGGAGGCAGTGTTGGGTGTGGAGTTCCCCCTACGTCTACGGGGCTTGTTGCTTCTTGCCCCGCACCTCTCGTCTCATCGAGAATCCGCTGTACCTTTTGGCGGAGAGCCGACTTTGCGAGGGCAGCGACATTTGGGAGTTCATCAGACTCAGGCATCTCTATCTTCAGCCTCTAATGCCGCACTCAAAGAAATAGCACCGTTTTCTACGCTACCTAAAGTCAATAGGTCATATACTTCTTCGAGCTTGTCACTCAACTTATCCCAGTCCGCAGACAGAGGGCCATACTTTGAAAATAAACTCATAGGCAGTGAAAGCCTGATGTAGGGACTTAAATCCACAAGCGCAGTGTCGCGTTGCGGGTCCCGGTAGATTTCACGTTCGGTCATTTGAATAGCCTACTCGGACGTTCCTCTTGTTTGGCTTCCATCGCCCGCTTAGCCGCTTCATTCCGGAGAGCCGCTCTTGGATCGGTAATGCCTGTATTCTGCTCTTCTTGGGCATCCAGGGCTTTCTTGATCGTAAGGGGTTCCCATGTGATGTGCTTAGACTCTGTCGGGCCGATGTGACTTACAAGGGTCTTTTCCCCTTTTTTCCTTAATAGGTCCGGCTCTGCCATCTCAAGCTGAGTGTGGGCTGCGTCACTGATCCTGCGGTGTGTGGTCGCTAAGTCTTCTTCTCTCGTGTCTGCTCCCTTTTTCTTCTTCGAGGCTTCGGCAGCAGAGGGTTTTTTCTTTGTCCGTTTCTTTTGGTTCGGATTCTTGCTCATTTATTTTCTCCTCCGCCGAGCGGGCCGACGATACGAAATTTTTCTACGCTTTTTAGCGTTCTTGTCTTCTTCAATCTTTGTGAGGAATTTCTCTCGCTGATCGTAACCCATCTTAGTGAAAAAAATCACATTTTCCATATCAGCTTGTTCTTGTCCAGGTTTAGATCGCTTAGGCAAATACCGAGCACCGACAATCGCCATGATCAGAGCGGAAACCTTATCCCAGTGGTGTCGGTCCCTTCTCTTGCCCGAGGAAGAACCCCTTAGAATCTCAGCGGACGCGCTTTCTTCGACTCGTTTGTCATTCTTATATGTCTGGAGTTGTTGGAGCGTATCTTTGTCGGTCAGAAGAAGATCATCAAGAAGAGAATCCACCAACCAGCCCGTTGCCTCGTCCAAAGACTTGGCTGTGGAGGTAAATCCAGGCTTGAACTTGGCTTCGTAGAAGAGATTGCTGTATCCGCGCTCAATAAGTAGGGACAAAACGGCTTGCCCGACCCCGTTTGACTCGACCGAGATTAGGGCCTGATTATAGCGGTTTGCGGCCCTCAAAAGGTGGTTTACGAAGGTCAATGGGTCCACATGGTCGGCAAAACACGCGACCTGGGTCCATTCTCCGCGCCAACATTTCAAAACTTGGAAGGCAGCGTGATCTCGGGCGGCATATCCGGTCGGATCGACCCCAATCGCGTAAATCGCGTTCGGAACGGGGGGCTCATACTCCATATATGGGCCTTTCCACTCCTGAAGAGGACGAGTTAGCTGCTTTTCGAGCGCATGCTGCGGAATCGCAGCGTTCGTAGTCGAAATCCAGCACGAAACATCGTCGAACGGGTACATGACCCGGAACATCTCGGGATTTCGGCGGATTTCGGGGTCCGTGTCCAGCAAAAACCGGCGGAAAACTAAGTTCTCCTCTTCTAAGCCCAGGTGAGAATACTGATTGAGAAATCCTATCTCTTCATTCGTGGGTTGGAAGTCCGCAGGTACTGGACGCCTGTTCAGTTTGCCATCCCAGAAGGGGAAGAACACCGCTTTGTGCCTACCAGATCCCTGTTTGGCCATGACATAGTGCTCGTGCCAGGCGCAATTCCGCTCCCAGGGCGTAGCCTCGAAGATAACCAGTGCCTCACGCCTATTAATTAGAGACGGGTTGATGAGGAACATGGAGCCCGAGAAGTCTGACCAGAGATGGCACTCCGAAGCATGGAAAGAATCCGGCGATTGTCCAACACCCACCGCTCCAGACTCGGCAGAGAGGACACGCATCTTTCCTCCCTGGAGAGGATCGAAGGTCAACTGCCTACTTTCGCGGGTAGCCATTGATTTCGAGCGCAGAGCCTTCGGCCAGCGTTGGTGAAGATAGTGAACCCTCTTGTGGAGATAGTCCGCACGATCCCTATTGTCTGCAATACAGACGTGATCCCAACCCGGAATAAAAGCTGCCTTACAATAAGCAGCATATTCCGTGGTCAGGCTTTTTCCTGCCTGTCGGTAGCCCAGAAGAGAGAGGAAAAATGTCTCACCTGTGGGGAGCCGAGGCGTGTTCGACATATATTCGAGGACTTCGTGCTGAAGCCTATGAGTAATAGCCGTAGAACTGTACTTTACGAAGCGGCCTGTCCTCTGGTCATGCACTTCTCCGAATGCCGCAAGGGCATGCGCCGGAGAGCGCAGAGTATTGAGAAGCTGTGCTGCATTCGCTTGGCTCATTCATCGTCCTCGTAGTAGCAATCTTCGAGAGCAGGAGTGACGATTTCGCCTTTCTTCCTCTTCCGTTTGATGCAGGCCCCTTTGGGCTTAGAAGAAAACGCGTTTGACGCCGCCTCTATCCGCATTGTCTTGAGAGGAGTAACTGGGGTCCACTCTCCAGGAGGAGATCCTTGGCCCGCTCTCCACACCCCCCCAGATGCAGCAAAAGGATTATCGGTGCTCATCTCCCGAACATCCCTCTTCGTGCCCAGGGAGGAGGCTCTTCTTGAGGAGCGTTATCCTCTGCGGCGGCTTTTCGCAGGGCGGCGGGATCGTCTGATTCCGGAAACCGTTCTCTCGCAGAACCCAACGTAATGCCAGGACCCACACGAGTTTGGCTTTGCGGAACAGGGGGTTGGCTCGGGCGGTTTTTGCCGAGGCGCATATGAGGTTCGTTGTAGAAATCTTGGTCATGGGGCCTCGACTTGACGTCGTATCCCTCCCTCCGCATGTTCATGTCCGCAGTAGAAGACATCCTATTAGGGTAAATCTCACTGCCCTCCAGGCGAGCTTCCATTGCTCGAAGCTCATTCTGTCGATCATACTTTTGTCGAGTTTCAGGAAGAGAGGCATCGAGGCTCATCTCTACCGCCCAGTCCTGAAAATCTTGCTCGGCCCTTTGAGCAGCCAATTCTTCTTCTGTGGGAGGAAACTCTTCTGGTCCGACCATAAATGCTTCTTCATCAGAAGTTAGTTCTTCTCCCCGATCCAATTTATCTGACACCCGGATTCGCGCGTCCATCTCCTCCTGAGAGATTGGTTCTCCTCCAACCAAGTTCATTACGCTCTCGACATCGGATCCAGTAGTGCCCATTGGCGCGTCGGTCCCTTCTTCCTGTTCTGGGGGGAAAGCCTTTGCTGCGGCATTCCTTCTCATAGTCACCAAATCTAATTCATCAGCCATGGCTATTCTCCCTCCTCTTCCTCGTATCCAGTCTCTTCAGGAAACCACCTGTCTGCTTCTTTTACATCTTCACGGATTTCTCTCATCTTAGCTATCGTAGCTTCATCCTTTAGCTCCTCCCTATGGAGTGCGCGGAGGGCGTCCGCAACGTCGGGGCGAAGATATTGGAGCGCCTGCTCATCAAGGACGCTTCTCTCCCGGTCGTAGTCGTGTGTTTTGCCATACCAGACATCGAGTCCGGGATACTTCGCCTCAATGGTCTGCCGCAGGGGGTAGTAATTGGGCATACGCGTGAGATCGTCTCCCATACTGATGGCCCAGCTTGTTTTGGGATCGCCACGAAGCTTATAACGCCGCTGTGCTTGCATCTCTTCTGGGGTCAGTCCAATCTCGTCTTCACGCTCTGCCTGGAGGACGTCCATGTCGTCTTCCCGTCGCAGCCAAGGGTTCGGACGGAAGCCTGTTTTAACTTTCCCCTTGATGAGGGGGGTAGGCTGGTTTGCCAACCACTCCGCAGCTTGGGCATCAGCTTCTACGGGGTCGTCAGACAATTCGTCTGCAATCGCCTTCCCTTCTTCCTCTTCTGAGGCGAAAGCCTTCGCCGCTGCGTTGTTTCTCAAAGTCACAAAATCTAATTCGTCAGCCACGGTTATTCTCCTTGGGCTTTCTTGCGGGGTTTTACTATAGTATCTGTAACTTCAACAACATCGGGCCTCACGGCTTCTTCGCCGCCCGCAAGTTGGATCAGTTGTTCGACATAATTTACTTGGACGTTATTCTGTTGAGGCTCGTTGGCCACGATGCAGGTGTACATGAGTTCGGCCCACTTACGAAGCTCAGCACTTTGAGATGTTTTGAGCTTTCCCTCGGCCACTGCAACACACACCGTCGTCGCAAAATCCACGATCGATTGAGTCTGGTGGAAGTGAGGAGCGGCCTGCTTGAGGAAGGCGGCAGGTAAACCCTCCGGGGCTTGAGCGAGTTGCTGAAGGACGTTGGTGGACAGCATAGACGGGGTGTCTTCGGGGGCATCGGGTAGAACCTGTGATATGGCAGTTTCAACCTGGGTTTTCGAGGAGTCCTCCTCAGCCTCTTCTTTATGGCCCAAAGAATGATCGTCTGTCTCACCAAACAAAAGTCCGAAATCGTCGGTATTCATATCGTTTCTCGGGGTTGAGGTTCCCAGTTATTAGGCATTGTATATCCTTTCGGTAACATAACGGTATCCCAAGCACTTTTTCTTGTCCCAGAAAGTTTGTCCATCCATCTCCCCTCTTCTTCCCAGCGCTCCCTTTCCTCCATATTCTGCCAGATTGGGCGCATTTCTGGAAGGATTCTCGGAACCGGCTTAATCCTCCGCCCCGAGTACAATTGCGCCTGCACATATGTACTAACATACATCTCTCTTCGGAGCGCCCAGCTTTTCCGATCCATGAGCACCAGTGCTTTCGCGTGCTTCCTGCTCAAAATCACGGGCCTCAGATCCGACCCCAATGCCCAGAGAGCAAAGGACGGGAGCCTCATAAAACCCTCAATCGTCTTCGCCGCCTCCTTCTCCCAGCCCGGATTTACCTTTTCGAGCGCCTCCGCTCCTATACCCACGAGCCACCACATCAGCGAGCTACGCCCGCACGCGTGTTTCTTGCCCAGGGTAGGATACGCAGTATCGAGCAAATGAACGACAACTTCATACGGGCTTGGCGGATCATCGAGCGCGAATGCCTTCTTTAATAAAGGCGTCCATTCACTCTGGGCCACGCAGAAGCTCTTCGACAGCGCTTGCTCTGCGAACTCCCAGTTCCCGCAAACACGCCTCCTGAGAGCCGTTTGCTTTGACCTTGCTTGCAGCGAATACCCCTGCTTCGCCTCTACCAGTGCCGGATGCGCCACGCCCAAAGCCTGGCATACAACAGCCCATCGGGTCTTCGTTACCGTGAACCGTTCCTGGTGTGGATTATCAAAGCTGGAATGGTACAGCAGATGAGTCCAAGGACGAGACTCTGCGACAGTACATCTCATAGGTAGAGACTAACAACATATGAGTACACCTCAAAAATGATCGCGCGTGAAAGAGGTGGGTATATCGGAAAAGAAAAGCCGAAAGTCGGGGATGGGGTTCCCGAACTTTCGGAAATGATAGCTCGCGCAGCGAAAAATCATCGGAAGGTTTCTCTTTCTCTCGCTGAATTTTTCGCGGAGAATTTCGCGCGGATTGACGGATACAAAAAGAGAAGGGCCCCCATAGGTGCGAGCGCTCGCGAGAATTTGAGAAGGTACCCCCCGCACGCGCGGAGAATTTCGCGGAGAATTTCGGGGAGAATTTCGCGCGGAGATTCTGCGGAGATTCTGAGAATATGCGGACAGAAAATGTCCTATAGCGATTCCTGCCGCTGTAGTGGATTCTGAGCGAGGTT